CCCCTTCCCGTGCGTGCCCTGGCTGGGGCTACGCGATCAGCATCGCCACGATGGTGACATCGTTGCTGCCGCTGTCGCCGGTACCGACCGACACCACGTAGGCCTTGACCTCGTCAGTGCCATCCATGTCGAGCGCCGCGAGGACAAGGTCCCCCGCCCGCATTTCGGTACTGTCGAAGTAGCCGTCCGCTTCGACCACGGTGTCTGCGTCGTTGGTGACGTAGTGCCACACGCGGTTGTGCGGAGAGCCAGCGGTGAGAGCACCGCCAAAGCCGATGTCGGCGAGACCAGCTGCTGCGAATGCCATACCCATGAGTAGACCTCCTCTTAGCTGGTCACGATTGCCGCCGTGTCGTCGATGGTGTACTCGGCCATGCCGTTACCATCGATGACGACTGCGCCACCGGACATCATGTGGTTGATGAAGTGGGCGGCGCGGTCGCCGTGCCAAGTGATATCAGCGGAGACCGACTGGTTCCCGGCGATATTCCCGGCTGCGGCGGCGGACGCATAGCCCACGGCGGATTTGTGGTAGATGTAGCACTCGGCAGTAGCGCCGCCCTTGCTGGGCAGGCCCGTATGAGTGCCCCACTTGGTGCCCGCCCATTCCTTCCAGCGACCGGCCTTCGACAGGCCCTGCTTGAAGGGGTTGCCCGAGGCGTCGACGTAGTCGGCGGAGGCGAACTCCTCGACGGTCGCAGCCTGGGAATGAGCGCGCGGGGTCAGGAGCGCGTAACGCTGGCCGTCGTCCGGCACATCGTTGTCGTCCATCACCTCGACCATCTCCAGCAGCGATGCCAGGACAGTCGCCTTCGACGTCACCGTGAAAGTGCCGTCGTTGGTGGTGTCCGCGTTCATCGCGGTCAGGATCTGGTCGTCTACCTTCCGGCCAAGAGCCCAGGCACCACCGTTGGCGAGCGCCATGCGTTCGTCGATGGTGATCTTGCTCTCGTCCAGTTTGTCGACCCAATCGCCTGCGTAGAAATCGGCAAGGGTTGCCACCGCAGTGGTGTGCGACTGGTTCATGGGGGTGATCGTACCGTGGCGCGACTTGGTCGTCGCGGTGCCGGTCCCGATCTTCTGGAAGGTCTCCGTACTGCCTACAACACGGCTTTTATGCCGCACGGTGGGAAGCAGGACACCGCCCCGACGCTGAAATGCTTGATGCACTTTGGCGTCGTAATCCGCCACAAAGGCGGTCGAGACTGAAGTACTCATGTCGTCCTCACAGAGGCTTGAGATGAGCACGCTTCTTTTTCAGGGGGCCGGTCGGCGGGGGCAGGGGGCCTCTTAGGAGGGGTGCCAGATCCGGGGACCGGGGTGCAAAAGACGGTGCAATTTCCGCCGTACCGGGGTGCCGAAGCAGGGGGCCAGTTCGACGTTGCACCGTCTCTAGCAGGTTCTCCTAAATCCTGTCAAGGTGTCCTGGCAGCGGACGGTTACCTTCCGGGGCGGGTAAGGAGCAACCCGGCTGTTTTTGATGGCGGACAGCAGCCCTCCCGTCGCACCACCAGGACTTCTACGCAGCCCGGCCTTGCGAGCCCACGATGGGCTGCCCGCCAGTCATGGCGCGCGTAATCTTGTCGATCTCGGTCTGCCGGCGTTCCGCTTCGTCGTGGTTGCCCGCCTGCAGGGCGTCGGCCTGCTTCGCCGACAGGTCGGTGAGCTGCTCTTGCATAGTCTGCTGGCTCTCTTCGGTGACAGGGAACACCTCGGTCGGGTTCTCGGCGAGCCCGCGACCGATGGCGGCGAACGTCTTCAGGAACGACGGGTGGTCGCCGATGGGAACGCCGTTGACCTCGGTCGTGCGGATGAAGTTGAAGAAGTCGGCGTCGCCGAACTTCTTGGCACCCTGGCCCGCCCAGAGGACGTTGGTGTCGTAGTCGCCGCCCCATTCCTTCTTCAGCTCTTCGAGGCCGGTCTCGATGACCTGCGGCTGCGCGGCCTGCGTCGCCTCGACGAAGCCGGTGTAGGCAGCGTTGAGCTGCGCCCACTGCCAGGGCGCGAGGGAGGCGTTGTGCGCCGCTTCCTGCATCCCGGCGTAGAACTGGCTGTCTGCCTCGGTGCGCTCGTAGCCTTCCGGCTCGGTGATCTCGTATCCGGCTGCCTCTTCCGGCGTGCCCACAGCCTGCCGGAAGGCAGCTACATCGTCCTCGCTGCTCTCAGCATTAATGGTGCTAGGCGAGCGATCCGATAGTTGCTGCCGGAAGGTAAGTCCAGCCTTGATGGCTTCATCGCGCGTAGTGTAACGGGCTGCAAAATCTCGCATAGCTTCGTCGGAGATATCGTCGTACCAGTTCTCGGATCCAGTACCTTCATCGTCTCCGGTACCCTCGCCTTCTCCAGCGCCTCCAGATCCATCTCCTCCTTCGCCACTGGCTCCTTCACCGTCGCCGTCGAAGAAGCAGGTGGATCCAGGAAGCCAGATCCAATCCCCTGTGCGGGGGTCAAGCTGGAATGACATATCAGTCTCCTTTTTTTCACCGGAAGGTGATTATCTACGCAACGGCCTGCGCAGTGGCCTGTTGCAGGTTGGCGAGCTTCTGCTCGTATTCGCGCTTGGCGGCTTCCGCCTCGCGCTGCACCTTCTCGCTGGCGAGGCGCGCCGTCTCCGCCGCGTCCGCCTTCTGTTGCGCAGCGCTCTCCTTCTGCGCAATCGCATTCTCCCGACCTGTCACCGCGTCCTCACGGCGCTTGCAGTCGGCCTCGCGGGCAGTGCACGACTTGTCGCGCTCCTGGGCACGGAGGATGATCGCCTTGGCTTCCTGCTGCTTGCGGTCGATCTTGGCGACTGCGTCAGCAGCCCGCTGCACCTCGGGAGCGGCAGACGTCTCCCCGTCGAGGATCTCCTGCAGCGCCTCGCAGGCGTCGTTCGCCTCGGTGATCTTGGCGTTGGCTTCGTCGCGCTTCTCGTCCAATGCGACGAGGGCGTCGTCGAGCGCCTTCTTCGATTTCACTCCGCCCAGCAATTCGACGAGATCCTTCAGAAGAGGCTCTGCGGCGTTGGGCGTTACGGGGCTCATTCCAGACAGGGTCATGGTGTCCTCCTTAGAGCTGGATCACGGGGACGCGGTCGCCCGGCTGGCTCTGGACGTACTCGGTCTGGTACTCGGTCTGGTTCGCCGCCTGGAAAACTGCTACTGCGGCATCAGTCGCCATAGGTTTCCTCCGCTTTCGGTAGGTTCTCAGGATCCACCAGTAGCACCTGGAGGATCTGTTTGCAAAGTTGCTGCGTGCCCGCTTTGACCAGAAGATTTTCAGGCATGACGTGGTTCTCGCCGTCCACCGGGATCTCTGGCTGGAAGAAGCCGCACCACATGAAGAGCTGGGTCAGGACGCGCTGCGCCTGTACGGACGTCGCGTTCCCGTTGATGAAGACGGCGTTGAAGTCCTGGTAGGCCTGCGTCGATCCCTCGTACTCGGCAGGCATCTCCCGGGAGACTTGCGCTTGCAGCGCAGCCATGTCGAGGAAGGTCTTCATGCCACGTTACCGATGTCGATGTTGCCCAGGCTCTCGACGCCCTTGGCGACTTCAGCCCCGGCGGCGATGGCGCGCTCGGCGTCGGCCTTCTCCTGCTCGGCCTGCTGCTGCTCGGCGCGGGCCTGACGGCGGGCCTCGACTTCGTTGACCGGCACCAGGATGCCGGAGGCGTTGGCTTCGTCGATGACACGGACGGCCTTGTCGCGGTCGATGTTGTCCCAGACGCTGGGATCCTGGGTCGCCTCGGCGATCACTGCCGTCTCCTGGATCGTCTTCAGCGCCGCTGCGGCTTCGATCTGCTTGCGGATCCTCTCGACCGGGGAGCGGAACTCGAAGTGGACGCGCTTGCCGATCAGCTGCTGCGGGATCGTCATCAGCGGCTGGCCGTCCGGCCCGGCACCTTCCCGCAGTGCTCCGAACTCGCCGTTGCGGAACATGATCGAGAAGACGCGCTCGATGATCGGCGACAGGTAGTCGCTCTCCAGTCGACCGAAGACGGGGCCGATGGTGCGGACGAACTGTTCCTTGCGCTCGATAATCTCGGTCGCCGTCATCTCGGGACCGTCCATCGGCAGGGTCAGG